TGAACAACGTGGTGTTGCTATCGACGATTTATCACTTAAATCTGCTACAAAAGAAAAGACAGAAGCACGCCGTTTTGAAGATGTGGAAAACATTGACGAAGCTGTTAAAGTAGATGCCAAAGCTATGGCTACTGCTACTGCTACTGTGGAAGTTGCACAGCCTGCCGCCGATGCTACACCAGAAGATCAAGCAAAGTTTTTCCGTAGCCAAGCAGACAAGTTGAGTAAACAAGCTGCCGAGATGCGTCGTAAAGCCGAGGAGTTGGTTCCGACCAAAAAAGCTAAGTGACAAAAACGGGAAGACCTCTTCCCAAAGATGTTATAGAAAATTGGCCAGAAATATTCGGTGATGTAAGATTAAATGTAGTACCGCTAGGGTACTTACATACCGTATTGGTCAATTTTAAAGATGGCAAGATTTGGGAAATCAAAATAACGCAGAAAGCTAAACGCGAAGGATGGGACGTCTTTGAACGAAACTTATCCGAGCTAGTTAAAAGCTACGAAGATAAAATTGATAATATCGATTTTAAACTAGATACACACCGCGTTAGAAAAGATATTGAACGTAGTACACAGAAATTTTTAAAGAAAAAGAAGTTATAAATGAATGTTAAACTCCTTAGCTACAGTCAGCCAACTAGCGAATTCTCCGACTCGGGAATTGATGACGTACAAGAACTCATTGCCTTCTGTGCAAGAGTCTCAAATCCAAGCAATCAACTCAATACAGAAACCTCCGAAAAACTTATCAAGTACCTCATTAGACACCAGCACTGGAGTCCTCTTGAAATGGTCTCAGCTTGCTTGGAAATTGTCACAACAAGAGACATTGCTAGACAAATTCTTAGACATAGAAGCTTCTCCTTTCAAGAGTTTTCCCAACGTTATGCTGACCCAACGGCAGAGCTTGATGATGCGTTTGTACTACGAGAGGCACGATTCCAGGATACCAAAAATAGACAGAACAGCGTAGAGCTAGACATGTCTGATGAAGCCCAAAAGCAACTTGCATACGAATGGGAACGTGCTCAAAAACGTGTATTGTTTTCAGTTAAACAAGAATATCAGTGGGCTATTAAGAATGGTATTGCTAAAGAACAAGCTCGTGCAGTACTACCAGAAGGACTTACAGTAAGTCGTTTGTACATGAATGGAACACTACGTAGTTGGATTCACTTTATTGAATTGCGTAGTGCCAACGGTACGCAGAAAGAGCATCAAGAAGTTGCTATTGCGTGTGCTAAAGTGATAGCTGAGATTTTTCCGCTAGCCAGCGAGCTTCTAGCCAAGTAAAATCATTTATCTTAGCAAGTGCCTCCGGATTGGAGGCATTTTTTTCTCCGTAATTTCTTCCAGTAAGTGCGCCCATATATGCATACGCACCATACGGAGCATGATCGTTTAATTGGCACCATACGGCTAATCTAGCTAACGATTCTTCATTGTTAATTACTGCTAGTTTACAACACTCTCTAAAGGCGCTACGCCAGGTACTAAATGCATCTGTATTAAATGCTGTGATATTACTTACTTCTTCCATGACTTTAAGTTTACTACTGATGTTAGTAGTCATATCTATAGTATTAGTAGCCATATTAATTGTAAGTTTCTTTGGCAATAGTTTAACTCCACCGTACCCATAAGTTAGGTTATTAATAGGATTACGACTATGCCAAACATGCACAACATCTAAGTCCCAGTCGGGTACATGATAATCAAATTTAAAAGAGTCTACTATAATTGCATCTGCATCTACTACCCAAAACATTTTAGTCATAGATTTTTTTGCGGCGGCAATGTGTGCTTGATGTATACCAGTAACTCCGTCAACACGTTTGGCTAACGGATAACTTTCTCGGAGTTTGGCAAAGTTTGCATCTGCATATAACTCGTTATAACTGATAAAGACTATATCGTACATTAATATTTCTTACGTACACTTCGCGGTGTTGGGCTATAAACTGTTTTAAAGAACTTGCTACCTGCAGAATCTAAGTTGGCAATTTCTAACTTAGATTTATCCCTAAGTTCTTGTGCTAAAAAATTTATATATTTTGTCATCTCTTCTGGTTCTGCTTGGGCATGAGTCTCATTCCAAAATTCACTTAACCAATCAAAATCTCTAACATTAGCATAATCCCAATCAGTTAATAATGTCTTGTAAGCACCTTCTCTTGCACCAAGTATACTCCATATACCATTTTCAACATCTGCACCTACACTTGACCATATGAGCAATCTATGATAATTTTGCCACCAAATTTCGCTGGTGTTTGTTACACGGGCACCTTGCACTAGACACATTTTAACACCTTCTCGAAAACCTGCTCTCCATGCTTGCTCAGGTGTTGCGTTAGTAAAGCTCTCGCTGTAACATTCGTTAAATTGATAGTATCGTTGATCAAAGCAAAACTCAACCTTACCCTGTATATCATTAGGATTAGAATTCTCATGAGTTTTCATTTCGTTAACAAACTTACGTGTCCACAACTTTAGCCCGCCGTTGCCGTATTTTAATCCGTTAACATGAACATTACCTGCCCAACTAAACACATTTTCGTCAGTGAACTGTTTCCCGTCTACTTCAATTTCTACTTCTAAATACTTAGGATCGATAATGTTATCACCGTCCACTGTGGTAAAATATTCTGTTTCGCTTAACTTAGCACAAGCCTTATGCGCGGCATCGCTACCTTTAACTCCGTGTACACGTTTAGCCCAAGGAACTTTTGCTAATAAATCTGCATAATTCTTTTCGGCATTTGGTTCGTTGTAACTGAGAAATATAATATCCTGTTCTATAATTTTAATTGTTTTCATTGACGATCCTTAATGTCTGGCTTTCAAAAATTAATCTAGAAGCAACAGACAATTTTCCTATATGATTTTCTATCTCACTGGTAAAGGGTATACCCACACATTTTTGCGAGAGCAATTCCTGAGAATCAATTACAATAGTTCTAATTAGAAAATCGTAATCGCTTTCTAAGATAATAAAAAATAAAATCTTTGCGCTATCTAGCTTAACATTCAACCGCCCCTTTGCAGTTGAAGATACAAAGAAGTTCCATTCTTTGTTTACGCCATGCCATTCTACAATAAGCTCAGGGTCTTTAACTTTATTTTCCGATATAACTTCAAGCATTGTATTTTTAAAACTGTATGCTTGCTCGACTACTGGGATTAATTTTAAAACAGTTTTATCTTCTGTTTTAATATGCCCTAGTAAGTAATCACTAAATTTTTCACGTCCAGTTACTAGTCGTTCATATGTATCAAAATCAACTTCTAAGTAATCTGTGTACAGGTTTATCTTCTCGTTTGTTACAGATAACAATTGGTTTGTAGCTGGGTCATAATACGCATAGTATTTGTCAGTTAGATGCACAGGTGGAGGAGGCATTTTTTTACGTGCCATTTGCTAGTTCCTCCAAACGATTAATTAAGTTATCATCTACAAAATTTTTATCTATGTAATGAAACAATTTTTCTTGTTTAATATTTCCAACAACAAATTCGCCTTTCTTGTTTAACACATAGTTTACAAAGTTTCTCCAACTTATAGGAGTAGTTGCCCAACCTTGAATTGCAGGTTTCATATGAATAAATTCTAACGGACTTAATACATCATCCTCAATTCCGTATATCTTGCTAGCCAATGCTACAGCTAAATCCATACTAACCCACTCTTGTGGATCCAACGGAGCAAACGTTCCTCTACAATATTCCCAATTGTTAATAACAAACTCTAACACTTTATAGAAATCGTGCGCATAATCTGATTGCTTAAAATAATGCAATGCATAGTATGGGTTATTTAAATTATTTGAAATGAATGTTTTGCGATGATAGGTGTCTTGTACAATTACATCTTTTTTATAATTACGAATTCTGTTACAAAATTTAATATCATAGTTTCCGCAATATTCCCACCACAAACTAATATCTGCCAGCATTAGCATATCAGCATCTAGAACAATAGTTTCAGTGTACGGGCTAGCATGATATAGCTTCCAACGATGCTCTGCTTTTAAAGCACTATCAACAGTTTCATCGAACCATGGAATTGGAATTATTTGGTCAAACACAGTTTGGTATTCGTCGGGCACTGGGCTATTTGTTACTATACTAACAGAGTTAATCTCCGGTTGGCTAAACTTGATACTTAATGCCAGTGCGTATGCCTGACGTACATAATCAACTGTATCAGTGTTTTGTGCAAATACTAAAAATCCTTTAGACACCAGAACCTCCGTTTACATATCGCAACAAACTCATTTTGTTAATAACATGTACATCCAAACCAGTAGTTTTTGATGCCGTATATTCTCCAAGAAAATTCTTTCGTTGGGTTAAAAATTTCATTTTATTTTCGTCTATATCAATTAGCACATCGGCATCAGTAATATAGGTCATTGTCCCCGGAAGTTCAATTGCAAAATCTCCCTGTGTCTTTCCATCCATAATATGTATTGCAATACTAAATGCAAAATCATTACGATATGTTGAAGAATCTATGTTATACAATAATCGGAAATAACTCCAGTTTGTTTTAATATAACTTACTAGGTTAAAAAATGCTTCCATAATTGTATTTTTTTGGAATACAAATACTGTAGCCCAATAAAAAGGAATACTGTACTGGTTTATTCTTTCAAAGTCACGTTCACGGTCAATAGCTAAATCAAAACTATTTTTATATATTTGAAAATCGTAATCGTTGTCAAGCGCCGATTTTAAAACTGTCGAACTAATAATATAATCGCTATCAATTACCAGTGTTCTATCGTAAGGTGTTAAATCGTACACGTTAGTACGAGCATGATTCTTCCAAGGAAGTACTTTTGATGTAACACTGCCATCAAAGAATTTTTTATTCTGCACAGGTGCAACAAAATCAATTTCTATAATTTGATCAAATCCATGATCAGGAAAAGATTTTAAAAGATAATCTTTTGTATCAGTTACAATACTTACAGGAATATCTAAATATTTTTTTATTCTAGAAGCCGCAAATATTGCTAATTTAATATAATCAATAGTAGAATTATTCTGTGCAAAAATTACTGCGCCAGTTGTCATAGTTCAACAATATCCGAAACTTTTCGTTTACTTTTAATTTCTGCATACTTGGCCGCATAGCTATTAGTGGCTTCGAAATAAATTAAAGTAATGTCATCAAAGAATTTTTGGACATCGTTAATTATTACTGGAAAATTATTAGAATCAAGAAATGCCACATCTTCTGTGTAGTCAAGATCTAGCATTGTCTTAGTAAAGTTAATCAGGTCTGGCCCGATCTTAAATGTTGCGCCGTTGATATAGTATATCAACTTTTGAGTGTATTCTTCTAATACTATTCTGCGTTGGTTTGACAATGTTGCCATATAATTGGCAACTGCAAACGCTTTTTCAATTCGTTCGTCCATAGATAACTCCGTAATGTATATAATACACTACAGTAATTATCTTGTCAATAGGTTAGGGGATTAAGGTCCTGACTGTGTAATGATCGGTAAAGCTACCGATACATTAGAACCAGTTGCGTAATAAGTTTGCACCAAGCTACTCAATGTACCTTCCACATATTCGTCAGTGCCCCATGGAGCATTTGGCTGACCTGATAAATCTTGGAATTGAATAGTAAATGTAATAATACCACCGGTGCCGTCAACTTGAGCTAAGATATCGTACTGGTTTGGACTATATGTAGGGCTAGCAGTAGCCTTGGTGAATATAGTCTGTGGACTAGTAGTCAGTTGATAAAAACCAACACTACCAGCAGTACTACCCGATCCAGTTGTACTTGTACTATTATAATTCATAGTAATAGTACCCATGTTGGCTAATATAGTTGCCCAATCATTACTTTTTGCCTGACTTCCGTCTGCTGGAATGTTTGTATTACTACCGCTAATTTGAATATTACTGCCTGAATTAAAGAAATATCTTGCTCCAGCATAGCTACCAAAGTTAAGACTAACTGTATGATTAAGTGTTCCATTCCAAGCGGCAGTTCTAGTACCATTTGCCAATGTGACCAGAGACGCTTGTCCAGCTGGTGGAGTAGCCAATGCGTTTGTTTGTACTAGTTGTGCGTATGCGTAGTATGCCGCACGGTCATATTCTCTAACAAGGATGCCTGTGCTTGGTGCTGTTAAATTTCCGCTTTCATTTGCACCAGTTTGATGCTGACGTGCTGCCAGCAAATCGTTTCGAAGTTGTTGCCATGTTAACGCAGTGATCTTAGCTCCCACTGCCGTTTGACTGCTAGTAACTGTTTGACCGTAACCGAGTGAGCCCGAGCCGGCACCCAACACAGTAGCAACTACCGATTGAATTGCATTATAGTCACTAGCAAGTATTCTTGTGCCTTGTCCAGCCATTTTTTATCCTTTGCTTCTTAAAGTATTACACATTCAACAAGTGTTTCGTCGGTGTTTGCGCAATCTTCTAAAGCTATTGCAAAACAACTGTTATTAGTAACATCGCCTCCTAGAAATCCTGGAATACTTGCGGCAAGTCCGTCACCATATGGAGCCAATTGGTCTCCTTTAGTGCATCCGCCTAATACTCTAACTGGAATACGTCCTTTAAGTGCAACATATTGTCCGCCTTTTAATTCGGAATTCATCATGTAACCAGGTGCTGTACTGATTGCACCAATTGCTTTATCACCCCTACCGGCTGCACAAATCTCTGCAGGACCGCCAACTTTTACAACTGTACCCGGGGTATATGTAAATGCAGGATCTGGTAAGTATTTTTCTGCCAAGTCAGCGTAGTAACTAGTTGTACTTGCGCCATTAAATGTATTAGCATTGACGTTGCCACTACCATCACGAGCTACAACTGTGCCCGGACTTGTCGATACGCTACCTGCAAAATTTACGCCGCCAATAACCAAATTATTAGCATTAGTAGCAGTACCATTAAATGTAGTTGCCCATACACTTGCCCATTGATAATTTTGAGTACCTAAATTACTTGTTGCAGTAGTACCAGGAATTACGTTTGCACCAACTAATTGTAACGGTGTAACTGTACTTGATGAAACTGTTGTTTGGAAAACAATAGTATCGTTGCTAGTATTTTGAATTGTAGGAGTGCTACTGTTATTATTGAACACACGCAAACGTGCAACAGGATTACCAACTGTATAACCTACGTCTGCAAAGTTAACTACTGTACTAAATGCCGCAGAGCCAGCTTGAACATAGCTACTAGCACTTAAACCGCCTAGTCGATCTGCGTTAGTTGCAGTTCCCCAGAATCTGTGGTTGCTAGATGTAACGCCAGGTGCGCCACTATTGTTTGTATAACATAGTGTAACACCTTGTTGAATTTGTGTAAATCCTGTAATTGGGTTTACTTGTCCGTCTAATGTAAATGCGCTATCTGGGCTGATAATAAAGATAACTTGGCCGTTATCAATAGCTTCAATTACGGTATGGCTTGTACCAAAGTTGTCTTTAAGGCTGGTACTCAACATCTGTGTTGTAGCAGAACCAGCAACAGCCTGTGGGCCAATCAATGTAAATGTAGTGCCGTTCCATGCAAATAGCTGGCTTGTAACTGTATCAAACCAGAAATCGCCAGTAGTTAAACCACTTGGTGCTGTTGGGCCAATTTCTGCTCCACCTGTTGTACGGAATTTTCCACCGTCCCAGAACTTTAACTTACTTGATGCACTATCAAACCAAATTTGACCAGTTAAAGGGTTAGCAGGAGATGTTGAATTTGCAAAATTTTCTAGTAGGTAGACGAAATTTTCGTTCTGAATTGCGCCATACCCAGCGTAATTTTTGCCCACTAACTTTAAATCAGTAGTTGCATCAACAGTACCGTCCGCGACTGTTACGAGTAGCGTCCCGTTGTATTTGTTAATTGTATATGCCATTGCTCCTGTTTCCTTATGCTTGAGTATTTATCATTATTTTAGCTCTTATTACCATGTACTTAGAGACGCTCGACGCCATGTATTTGCGGCTGTACACACATACACATAGTTCGAATCCCATGTAATTTGACCGGCAGCACCGGTGCTAGTGGCGCTTGAAGGTGTATAACTACTAGTTATATTCAATGCAGATCCAGAAATTGCGCCGGTTGCTGTGATAGTTAGTGTTGATTTGATTGCTCCAGCTACATCTAATGCGGCTGTTGGAGTACCTTTAAAGATACCCATAAATTTGTTTTGTGCGCTAACATAGATAGCTGACGATAATCCAGTTGAACTTAGTGTAGCTACTTCAAAATTCTGATTTGCAGTGTTTGATTTAATCTGGAATGTTGTGGTGGAAGCATTAATTTCATTATTACTTCCAGCGCCTAGTACTAGTGCTGGTATAAGTGCTGTATTTTGAATAGTCAAAGTACCGTTAGAAATTGTGGAATTTCCACTAGTTGCCACAAAACTATCCGCTGAATACAATGTAAATCCATCTGCTCCTAACAAATTGGCTGCTGTTAACACTGGAACATTAAACTGTACTCCTGAGTAGCTACTTACATTAAATCCAATACCAACACTGCCAGCATACCCGCTAATTGGCGTGGCAGGCGTAAATGCTTCGGAAGCAAATACACCTAATAAGTTACTAGCACAATACAAATATACAATAGTATGAGGAACTTTATTAATATCAAGAATTGTATCTACAATAAATCCACTTTGACCTTGGCTACTAGTATAGATTGGACCCGCTAGTACATTACCGATACCGTCGTTAAAATATAATTGTGCGGTAGCACTATTAATCCAAATGTCACCAGTCGTTAAGCTACTAGGAACTGTTGCGCCAACTAGTGTTCCGCCAGTTACTTTAAACTGGGTGCCATCATAAACTTTCAATCTGTTTTGTGTAGTATCAAACCAAACTTGTCCTGTAATTGGATTGTTTGGTTGGCTTGTATTTGCAAAATTTTCTAGTAAATGTACAAAATTATCGTTGAAATAAATTCCGTATCCTGTAGAATTTTTTCCTACAAGTGTAAGATCTGTACTTGTCTGGTTAATTGTTCCGTCAATTATCTCAGTTAACGTGTTATTATTTGTTAGTTTTATCGTATAGCTCATTATACCACACCAGTAAAGATTATATAATTCATTGTTGTGTATGGATTCATTACTGTTACCGGAGTAGCATAACTATTAGAAATTACGCTACCACTATCAGTTAAACCATATCCTTGGCCGGCTTGTGCCTGGGCAGTTAAGCCCTTGCCAATGTTAATATTTGTGTTAGGATCAGTTCCTGGATTAGGAGAACCAACTGCATAAAACTGTTGTACACCATCATTAAGATTATGTTTGTGATCTGGCAAGTTAGTTGTTGATAGTGTAATGTTTTCACTACCGCTAGATGAACCTATAGTATCTGCGTTAACACTGTTTACTCTATTAGCAGATCCTCCGCCGGCAGTTACTTGTGTACCAGAACCGTCTTTAGCCGGAACAGTAAGTCCGTTATTCATATTGTCAGGACCTAGCGGGAATCTGCCACGCAAGTCAGGCAATGCAAATGTACTTAGACCAACTAGTAAAGAAGCCGCTTTGTATGAGTAACCAATGACAGCATATAGCGATGGATAACTACCAATCTTAACTTCACTACCATCACATAGTAAGTACCCTGCTGGTAAATTAGTTACTAAACCAGCATACGGAAATACACAACCTACTGGAACTGTTGCCACGTGGTTAAACAATACCGTTTTAGTCATACTTAACAAACCAGTACCTGGACGGTATATCAATAGTTCGTCATTTAAATTAGAATCTCTTGCTGCCACCTTGTTGGTAATAATACCTTGATTGATGCTGGTTGTGAAAGACTGTACACCAGTTTGAGATTGTCCATTGAATTCAACACCGTCACTGGTTACATCGCCAATAAGTTGCAATACTGTAGGAGATTGTAGCTTTGCGGCACTTTGAGCAATACCAGTACTACCTGTAATACTGCCGCCAACTAGTGTTCCGCTAAAGTTACCTTGGAATTGTTGGGCAAACACGTTCCTAAACGGTCTTGTTACAGAACCAATATCATAAATGTTGGCAGCAAGGTCCGAACCTGGTAGCATTACACTGGCCGCAACAGGTTGGCCGTTACCATCTAAGTAGTTAACATAGTATTGACCATAGCTGATAACATCGTCACCTAGTTGTGATTTTTTAGTAACTTTTAATCCGCCTAATGTTTGTATACTTGGACCACCTGGATCAAATGGGCTGCCACTAGTGGCATCTATATCAGTTGTACCTTTAACAATCAATCTTCCAGGAACTGGATAGTTGGGCACAACACCAATCCATTTAAGTGTAGCAGTACCATCTTGGAAATTTGAACCACTAACATCAGTGGGTGCGGTAGTACCAGTACTACCGCTAACCATAACTCGATAATAATTGGTATTGCTGGTAAGGTATTGGTCAAGTGTGACTGCGGTTTGACTAGTCCAAACTGTTCCCTGTGTGCTAGGATCGTCTTTAATTGTTGTTCCGCCAATAACATCCAACGTGCTTTGCGGACTTGTATTATTTGTTCCAAGACCAATCTTACTATCAGCAGTCATGTGTAGTACTGTGTTTACAGTACCGTTGTTGTTTAATGCAAAATCAATTGGGTTTCCGCTGTTCTTTGAATAGAACAATGTGCTGTTACCGTTAATACCAATGTTGAATCCCAAGTTGGATCCAATTACAAGACCACCGTCATTGCGAATACTAACTGTGTTGTTGGCAATTGTTGGAGTATCGCTACGCAAAAAGTTTGCGCCGTCTACTGCTGAACCATTAATTAATAATCCATCCGCAGAACTTGCTGTTCCCCAGAATCCAGTATACGTACTACCGGTATCAACTGTTGATTTTGAACTGGCTACATTGACCCCTGTATTGATTGTTGTAAATCCTAGAATTGCAGACTTAGGAGTAAATGAATCTTGGCTTATAATGGCTACCCGATAGCTACTGGTAGTATTATCAACACTTGATGCATAAATTACAACAACATTATGGCT